GCCTCTACGGGGCTTACAACGGCGCTCACGGGCATTGTGAGTGCCGCGACGACGGCGAGGGTTCGTAGTTTCATCGGCGGTGTCTCCTGTACATGACGGCGATCAACACACAAAACCCGAGTAGAGCCAATGTGTAGATACCGTTGATTGGGTAGCCGGGAACGTCGGACGGTAACGGTTGCGGGGTCATAGTGACCGCCATACTCGTTTAGGGTTCATGTGGCATTGTGGGCGCTCAGACGGGCGTACACAATCGGTTGCCTCGATAAGTCGTTGACGGGCTGCTTCACGCATGAGTGCGCCGAGCGCGCGGGGTTCGTGTGGTGCGTCATGGCCTCGTTGGTGCATAAACTCCCACACGTCGTCGGTGGTGAACTCTTGCCGGGTGCGTGCAAGAAATTGGATCGCGGCGCGGGCATGGGTTTTCCAGTCCGGGTCAGCGTTGCGGTCAACGCGTTCTATTGCCTCGTTGGTGGCCTGTATGGCCGCGAAAGCGTCGAATAATGACGGTGTGTCTGTCATAACGGGTTTAGCCTTTCCGTTTGTCGGGTATCTACGAGGGTAGGGAACTGGGGCGCAAAATGCAAGTACCCCGGCGCCGGTGAGAAAGGCTAAAAACGCACCGGGCCGGGGTTACCGTGTCTGACAGAGGGAAACTCGTCAACGGGTTAGGTTACTTGGTTTTTTTGGTGGTGGCGGGTTGAACCCAATTTAGGTGCCATGACTCCCACTCAGGGTTGGGTTTACCGTTGGGCAGGGTGGGTTGGCCTTGCCAGTAAAAGTTGTATTTCGGGGCGTTACGGCGTAGCCATGACAACAGCTGTGCCGCTTGCGTGTTGACGTCGACCGCGAGACCGTAGCCATGCATTGAGCCGCCGGTTTGGTTCGGTGGTGTGCCTTCGGGTGGTGCGGCGCACGGTGATTTACCTTTTTTTAGGTACCACGTTTTGCCTTGATACCGGCGCGTTACTTTTGGTACCCGCCCGGACGGTTCAAGTTGGTACCGATCAAAAAACAATTGCTTCATGCGGGCCAGTGTGCGGTAATCGCCGATTACCTGTAACTCAAACCCGGCGTCAAGCGCTGCGGCATACATGCGGTTGAAGTCCGTCGCGGCGCGGGTGAACATTTGACCGTGCCCACCCCGCAAATTTTTTAGGCTTGTTATGGTGCCGCACCCTTGTTGTTTGCAAATAGTTGGTATAACGGGTTTTTTGACCGGGTATCTAGTCGTCATTTGTAACCCCAAATTCTTTATCGGCCGGGTCGATTGCCCGGATAAACGGCCCAAGGATCGCCAACGCAACCGCAAACAGGTAATGACGCCAATCAGACTCTTGCACGGTCAGCAACGGCGTGAGAGCAATAGCGACGTGGCGTAAATAACTCTTGACAACGGGGTTCATACGTCGCCTTTGGCGTGGTCGTTAATGTGGCCGTCGATCTTGCCTTCAATACGGCCGTGACCGCGTAGCAATTCATCGAGTTTGGCCGATGTTTGCCCGTGATCGCGGCGCGTCATACGCGATAGGTAGCCGATACCGGCGACGACGACGGCAAACCCGCCCGTCACGATTGCGGCTAAAACCGTGTCGCTCATTGGGCTAACGGGTTGTTGTTGATGTTGTCAACGCATTCGGCGCACCAAGCCTCGTATTCCTCGGGAGTCATGTTGCGTTCGGTGTTGTCTACTTGGATAAAAACAGCGTCGATCGGGTATAGGGCTTTGTATTCGTCAATAGTCATGTTTTTAATTCCTGTATCCATAAACGCGGATAATGCCGCCAGTCATAGTGCCACTTGTTGCCGATAGTTCGAAAGAAGTGTAAGAAGTCGTGTCAGCAGTCCGACCCGAATAATTGCCGTTAGTTAAAGAGTAACTAACGGGCGCAAAAACATAAGTTTGACGGCTCAAAAAAGGGTTAATAACAGTAATAACTGCTCCGCCACCGGTGAATTGGTCGCCACCGCCAACTGCGCCAAAATACGCTGCGTTGTTATCGTTGCCCGATCTCACGGTAGTATCGTTGTAATGCCCGTAAATGTGATTTCCATAATACCCGCCAGTTTTTGCGCCTAAGCGCATACGTATTGCATTGTCGGCGCTTTTTTGACAGTCGGTATAAACAATTAAATACGCGTCATAATTGGCACTAAACGCGTCCGTGACGGTCACGCTTGACACCGCTGTTCCAACTGTTTGTTCCTTGATAAGCCATAACCCGACGGCGTTCATTTGTGCCGCGGTTAAAACCTGACCTACTGAAAAATCCGGGGGCGTAGCCATAGCGTTATAATCCTAACCTGTTGTTATCTAACTGTCCGAACGTTGTATCGTCCAAAATAAGATAGTTGGTAATGTTCGCCGGGGCGAGATACAACGTCTCACGCGTATCGTCCGGGGTTGCCGTCACCGCGAACCCGATTAACAGCGTCTCATAAGTGTTAGTGCGGAAGGTTACGTCGACAATGTCGGCAATCAAATAGTCGAGTTTTTGTTGACGTCCCGCCGGAATACTTGACCATAAAAACGAAACCTCGGCCGGGGTTGGCTCATCGGACGAATACAGCAATTCGTAATACTGTGCGAGGCTTGTCGCTTCGCTGCTGTTGAAACTGTACGTGTTAAAAACCTCGGTACGGCGGCCTATGCCTACCGTGACGGTCGAACCCGTATCCGAATCAATCTCGATAACGGGTGCGTAGTTATCGGCAAGGCTTGAAAAGGTTAAACGATCGTATTTGATCGGGTCGGTACCTGTGCCGTCGTCGGTAAGATTGGCGCGGGTTGGTATGCCTGTTCCATACAAATACGGGCCACCAAACGATAATTGCGTACCACTGGTGTCTATCGCCCATTGCAAAGCGCCCGTCGCGGCAAATTTGTCTAACACTTCAGACACGTTTAACCCGGTAAGTGTGACGCCTGAGACGCGTAAATCGGGAAGTGTTGTATAGGCGCCGCCGGTGATACCGGGAATGTTGGTAATAAAATCTGTGATTGCGTCTTCTAAGGTGTCGCCCGACGTTAACGACCCGCCGCTGAACACGGTTGACGCAACCGAGTTTTCGTTACTGTTAACGGTCAATACCCAAATGTCTTGCGCAGGTACAATGCCGTAAATAATCTCAAAATCAACGACGACGCCGCTTTCCAAATACACAAGGTAGTTATCTGATCCGTCTCGCGCTTCAATTTCTATTGCGTCATACAAGTTGATTGTGGGTAACGCCGTGACATTGCGGCCGGTCACCGTTATTCGTGAAGGCCGGCGTGGGTCGCTAATTTTGTGTTTGCCGTAGAAGGACGTTATTTGTTGGACGTCGTCTAGCACGGTGGGCGTCCCGTTTGGGTCGTGCGTTACTGTCCAGTCGGCGATCATTGAATTGTGATAGGTACGGGGCCGTTAGTGACCATGTAGCGGCGTAGCGCGTCGACGACGGCGTTAGGGTCGCCACCGTTCACGTTGATTACAACATTGTTGCCGCCACCAAATTGGCCTAGACGATCCAACGGGATTACGAGCTCTGGCCCGGCTTCGCCAATAAGTGCGGGTGTAGGCGTCATGACTAGGCCGCCGTTAGCCATTTTGCGTTGTGGTCGATTACGTGGATCGTTAAAACGCGGGTCGCTACCTTGAAAAATGCTGTCACCGATACCGAGTGCTTGCCCAAAACCCTCGAAAAACAAGCCAACTAATTCGTCGAGCGGGCCGAGTGTTTTGTCAATTTCAGCGCGGAAATCCTCAAAGAATTTTTTGACCTTTGGCCAGTTCAACGCCATAACTGCCGCAAGGCCAACGATCGCGCCAGCAAGTAACACGATCGGGTTCACCGCGAGCGCCACGTTCAACACCACAATCGATCCCGCTACAGCACCAATTACAGCCGCAATAGTTTTAAATTTGTCGGGGTTTTTTTCCGCCCAATCTGCAAATTTCTGTAAATACGGCAATAACCCTTCCACAAACGGTATAAGTGTTTGACCTATGGACTCTTTTAATTCGTCCATACGGAGTTTCATGTTTTGAAATTTGCCTGTCGTAGTTCCGACTTGATCGGCTGCGGCACCACCGAATTTTTCGTTTAGTTTTTTGAATACTTCGTCGGCTTCGCCGCCGGATTTTACGACGTCGCGCAAAGTTGGGTCGAGTTTAAATAATGAAGTGTATTGCTCGTTGTATGCTTTACCGAGAGCAGACGCGACTTGTTCTAGTGGCTTACCTGTTGACGCAGCGATGTCTACAGACAGTGTCAGCAAATCTTGTGCGTCTCGTAAATCGCCGGTGGCTGTTGAAAGGTTGCCTAATGCGGGTCGTAGTTGGTCGTCTGCCACATTGCTCGCAAGCATTAACTCGTCAATGAAATCGCTACTAGATTTAATTTGGTTGTCGGTCGCTTTTGTTGTTCGACGTAGTTGTTTTTCTAGTTTTTCTTGTGCTGCTGAGTCTTCTAATGCTGCTTGTACCGCGTCTATGCCGACTTTTGCTAGTCCGGCTATAACGGCGGTGGCGGGTATGAACGCTTTACGGATTGCGTACGCGGTTTTTGCACCAACGCCCTCTAGTTGTTCAAACTCTTTTTTGGCGCGTTGTATGCCTTTGCCGTCAAACTCAGTAACAATTGGTAAAACAACGGCCATTAGCCCTGAACCTTTATTTCACGGTTAACGGATCGCATAACCTTTTCGACTAGTTCCCTAATTTCGTATTGAATGTCCGGCCCGGCTTGGCGGTACGCAAGCCACATAGCACGGCTAGGGCGGCCGTAACGACTGTTCAACACTTGGATCATTTGTTGGCCTTGCGGTGTTTCGGCTTGACCAGCAAAGTCAAATAACACGGCGCTTTTGTCTGTCCAGCGCACACCGAACGCGGCAAGGTTGCGGGTGTAGCCCCCAATTGTTTTTGGTCGTTTGCCTGAGACGTACGGTTTGATTGCTAGTGACGCGTTAGGGTTCCACGGCAGAATTTCTTGATTGCTGCGACGGTAGCCGCCGCCTAACGGTTTGTAGGTGCGGTTCCAGCCTGACATAGGCGCTTTTTTGGGTACTAATACTTTGGCTTCTTGTACTAACGGGTTAACAATTTGCCTGAATTCTCGGGTGATTTCACGACGGAGTTTTTTGTTGATCGTGTTGAGTTCGGCTAACGCGTCTTTAATGCCTACTACCTCGATTTGGGTTGAGACGGTCATCGGCGTTTGTTCCTGTCGTTAATGATCTTTACGACCGTTGCTAGGTCGTCGTGGTCGAATTCTATCTCATGCGGCCACCAGCCGATAGCAACTAACAGGGCTGCTAGTTGGTGTCGGTAGGTGCCGGGTCGGTAGGGTTTTCGGGTTCCTCGCTTAACACGTCAAGGGTTACGAGTTTGTCGATAAATTTGTCGAACTCAACGGGTACAACTACGCCGGCGCGTTTGCTTGCTTCGTACGCTAAAAAGGCTAAATCTTCCATGCCGATCCCGCTAGCGAGATCGCTTGCTTTGCGTCGGTATTTGCGTTCCCACGCAACGATAATTGCAAGGTTGGTTGATACTTCGTAGGGGCCGTTGCCTGTGTCTACGCGTAGGGTCAGTTTCATGTCGGGCCTTTCGCCGGGTAAAGGGTGTTATGGGGTTGTGTCGACGGTGTACACGCCACCTACAAACGTCACGTCTACGGTTGATAATTCGCCCATAGTGCTGTTGATGACTGGTAGTTCAGCAAGAAACGCACCGGTCAATGTGAAACCGGGGTTCGTTGCGCCTTCTGACCCGGTAGCGGGTTTGACGATAACGGTCGTTGTGGTGCCGACAAGGCTTGAAAGTGTGGCGTACGTTTCGGTTGCTGCGTATGACATGTACAGCGACAATGTGACCTCGTGGTTGCCTAACCCTTTGACGTATTTGCGATCGGTGTCGCCAAATGCGGTCGCTTCAAGTTGGTCGAAACGGTGCGTGAACGTTGCGGCGGTGCATTGATCCGATAGGTCGACCGAGTTGACGGTGACGACGGGGTTCGCTAGGTAAGTGCTGGTAGCCATTTACTCGGTGTCCTTTGGTGCTTTAATGGTTTTTGGTGCTGGTTTAATTAGGCCGTGTTCTAGCAACGCTTCGACGTTAATGCCGGGGCGTGGCGTAAATGGTGCGCCGGGTTCACCAATTCTCGGGCTGACTATAACGTAGTTCATGCTGTTTGTACCTGTAATGGAATAGTAACACGGTACGAGGCGTAGGTTTGTGAACCGACCTCGAACACTGCTGGGGTTGCTGACGTCACGGCGACGTTTTTGGCTAGCAATTTGGCGACGATCGCCAATATGTCTCGTAGGGCGTCAAGGGACGCCGGGCCGAGTGTTACGACGTCAACGGGGACTTCCATGCGGGCGATGTTGTAGTTCCATGCGTCAATGCTTGGCGCGTTAATAAACACACATGGCGGGTTAATGTCTTTTGGGTTCGTGACGACGCGTAGCCCCGAGATCGTGGCAAGCGTTGCTGCTAAATCGTCGATGCCTTCGTTGAATAGGTCGGGCCACGACATTAGGCCACCTGTGGGCGGTCAATGCCAAGCAACGATTTAATCATTGGTGATAGCCCGCTGACGGGTGCGGTGCTCATGCCGTCGAACCCTGCGAACGTGTCAATAGAGCCACGTTGACGGTACAACGCTGCGCCGTACATAATCGTTCCGAGTTTGACCGACTCGTCAGGCACTGTCGCTAGTTGGTCGCTGTATCCCGCTTCACGACGGCGTCGGAAACAAAAACTATTGGCCGAGTTGCGGCACTGCGTCAAAAACGTCGTTTCAGCAACGGTAGCAACCGTTATGCCAACGTAGTTTTGTATGTCGGCAACACTGACCCAAGTACAAACGTATGCGTACTCTAATGACCCGTATGGGTCGCATGGCCCGTACTCGACATCGGCACCCGGGTTCTGATAAAGAACCTGATTAGGAATCGGCACGTTGTAGTCGTACATGAGTACGCCGTCGGAGTCGACGCCTAGGTATTTGTATTGCGGTAACGCGGTAACGATCACGCCGGAGTCGTCAAAACCTGACCCGACGCCGGAAATTTCGACTTCTTCGCCTACTGTGACGTTGACGTTAGTGAGTAGTTGCACTACCGCATAGTCGTCCATGCGGTAGCGAAACGTAATGGCTGCCTCTTCGGCCATGTTTGGCCTTTCGGGTTAAGCGATTGCGATTTCTTTTATTTGGTCGCCGTCAGCGATGAACGTCGCCACGTAACCGTAGTACGAGAATGTGCGACCGAGTGTGCTTGGTACTTCAACGGACATAATGCCGCGTACTTGCTCGTAGAACTCAATTGCTGCGCCTCGTGCGACGGTCATTGTGTTTTCAGTAAATGCACGATCGACAACGAGGTTGAGACCAAACGGGTTAAACACGTTCATCGAGGTTACTGCGCCGTTGCCCATAGCGTTAACGCCCATGAGACCTGCTGCGCCGGTGTATGCAAACACTGGACGCTTGTCGGCGTCGAGCTGTGAGCCGAGTTTTTTCCATACGTCGGTGCTAACAAAAATGTGGTCAGGTAGGAAGTTCGTTGCCGCGAGAATGTCGGTCGCTGCGTCATACAACGCTGCGATCAATGTTGACGGATCGTTTGCGGTCACTGTCCATGTTGAACCTGACGCGGTGCCACCGTCGGTGATTGCGTTACATGCAACAGCGTCGGTTTGCAACATGTACTGGCCGACAAGATCGCGCAGAATGATGTCCATAGCGCCCGGGCTCGTGAAATCCACGTCTTGAACGGAGAGCGTGACCGCGCCCGAAATTGTGGTTTTACTTACGACGTTTGACGCAATCACTGGCGTTGTTGCTGATACCGCTGATAGTTCAGGGCTTTGGGCGCCCGCTGATACGTGGGTAGTCCAAGTAGGCCTAATGAAGGTTTTGCTTTGTCCACCGTCGGGCATAGCGCGTGCGCCGATTGCTGACACAACAGGACGAATGTAGTTCAGATCGTCAAACACTGGCCCCAACACTGGCACCGGCAACAAACCGGGTGTATCGGTCGTAAGCGTGTCGCCGGCTGCTGCTTGCAACGCTGTTTGCTTTGACAATGCGAACTCGCGTGCTGCTGCTTGCACGTTTGCAAATGTTTCTCCGCCAATGTGGTATGCGGCCAAGTATTCGGCTGCGGTTGGCATGTCAAATTTACGTTTTGGCTGTGCGGGAAGTGGTGCGGTCGGAATTGCCGCGGCCTCGACGACTGTTTCGATTGGGTTGGTGTCCACTTGTGATGTCTCCTCGACGGTTGGCGTGGGTTCGGTTGTGTCGTCGGGAGTGGCTGCGCTTGCGGCTACATCGGTGATAGTAGCACCTGCGAACGCGGGAATGGGTACTAATGATAATTCTAGCCATTCGGCTTTGCTGACGATCATGGTGCCGTCGTCTTCGAATGTGAACGCGGTTGGGTTCACGCCGACTGATACGGAGTCGAGTACGCCGTCTAGTGCGAGTGTTAGTGCTTCGTCGCCGGCTGCGGTGGCGCTGATTTTGGCGCTGAATAGCATGCCGTCGGCGGTGTCGACTCGTTCGGTGACTAGTCCGACCGGTTGCGCGGAGTCGTGGTACATAAACAATTTTGGTGCTTTACCGTCGACGGGTAACGCGCCTGCGGTAAAACGTACTTTTTGGCCGTCGGATACGACTGCGGTTTCGTTGTATGGCACCGCGATCCCGGTAATGGTGCGGCTTGGTGTGTCTCCGGCGGCTGCGTCGACGGTGACGTTGTGGGCAGTAAATCTGATCATGCTCGGTTTTCTCCGGTTTCGGGTTCTGTTATTTCCATGTTGCGGTTCATGTCGGCGTCGTCGATCTCGCCGAGGTATTCGTCGGTATCAAACTCGACGTAGGTGCCGTTTGGTAGCACGTTGTTACCTGACAAGGTTGACGTAATGCACTCGGCGTAGGTTTTAGTGCCGTACAGCCACAAATCCCAGCGGGACTCGCGGCTATTGGTGTAGGCGTATGACCCGGTTGGTACACCTAAAAGGTAGGGCGGTATGTTGCAAATTTGCGCCATTTGTAGCGCCGAGAATTGCGCCGACTCAATGAGTAGCATTTTGTCCGGTGTCGCTGTCGTGGCCTCGTACGACAGGTATTCGTTTAGAGCTGCTGTCTGATTTGTTTGACGTGCCGCGTTGAACGCCGCTGCGAGATCGGCTAACTCGGCGGCCGATAACGGCTCGCCGCCTGTCTGCTTCAAAATTCCCGACGGTATCGCGGTCATAGCGTTACGGAACCGTGCGTCCTCAATT